GCAGACGGTTGCCCAGTATAAACATCGTACTGTAGCCAGCTTAATGGCCCCTGAGCAGCTAATTGCGACATATATTGTCTCTGTTGTTCTTGTTGTGCCATCTGTGCCTGCTGTTGCTGAAATGCTAACTGTTGCTCAAACTGTTGCTGTGACTGAGCCATTTGCTGTTGCTGAAGACCAGCCTGTTCCTGTTGCCAAGGCGAAATCTGTCCTGCTTGTTGTCTTTCCCATTCCCACCGTGCTTGCTGTGCTTCCCATTCCCGCTGTGCCTGTTGTTGTTCAGTTTCCCATTGTGCTTGTTGTTGCTCAAATTGCCGTTGTTGTGCAGGAGTTAAACCCGTTGGTAATGGGGCAGCCGCTGGTTTTCTGGCAATACTAAAGCGACCAAATTCATTGGGAACTACTTGCCAATTCTCATTGGGTAATGCAGCAAACGCTTTATCCCAAGTTGAGTAACCTGTCGAGCCACCTTCCTCATCCTCGTCTAACTTCACTCCCTCAGCTTCCCTTCGTTCCCTCGCTATTTGCTCCATAACTGGCTCTTGGGCAATTGGAAACGGAAGTCTGGCGTGTTGTTCTGTGGTTAATCCTGCCAGTGCCTCCCACGCTTTAGGTGCAACTCCCGCAATTTCTCCAGTGGGACGCTTTTTCGGTCTAGCAATTTCTACAGGTGGAGTGGCTAAACCACGCAACCACCCAGATAATGCTTCATACCATCTTTCATAATCAGTCTGTCCGTTCGGCATAGACTTCCTCCTCAAGTTTCTTCATCTCACGATGAGCTTTTTCAAAGGCTTTTCTTTCCAACTGTTCCCTATACTTAATCAGGGGCAAAATATCCTCCTGAACAACCTCTTTCATTATCTCAAGGTCTTCTTCTACGATTTCTTGCATTAACTGTATTAAATTATCAGGCATTAGCGATTACCTCCGCCGCCAACTCCTTGTGTTCCTTGTATCCCTGAACTGGGTGCCCCTTGCTGTTTCCATATATTTTCCAAATTCGCCATTGAACCCAAAGGTGCTCGATTGGGTATTCCTGGGACAAGTGGTCTCTGACCTTCGCCCTGTGGAGCTCCTGGCCCCCCACCTTCTATGGGAGGTGGTAGCGGGGCTAATCCATTGGCTTGTAAAACCTGATTAAGGAGCATCGCCATTGTCTGGTCTTTTAGTGTATTATAAGAGGGCATCATTTTTAATCTTTCTTTCTCCTCCTCTTTTTCCATAGCAATCGGGTCTATACTACTAATCTGCTTTCTTGCCCAACTCTTTGTTACAAGTCCATTCCCACTATTCCACATCTTTATCAAGGAGTCTTGCCTTCTATATTCATCCTCTTCTGAAATAGGGGCAAATTCTACATAATAGTTAAAGGGTTCTCTAATCAAGTCCTTTTTAATGGCGACATCAAACTCATCCGTAGGTGTTCTTGTCCATATTTCAAAATCACCTGGGATGACATTTTTAACTAGCATCGCACACTTGGAGAGTATCTGTGCCCATCCATTCTGGAAGGCGGGGGTAGCATATTGGTAAATTGCGGAGGCTTCGGCAATTATTAACCTTCTATCCGCCCCACTTCTCACCCCTGTTTCAGAAAGCCCCCTAGCACTTCTGGGTGCAGCGTGAGCAGAGATATAATCGTGGGTTATCCCCAAGTGTCTAGCCGATGCCTCTGGGGGAACCTTAGACTCCCAATTATGAAATTCCACATCCTTTGTCCCGACAGGCCAATACTTGCCATATTCTTTTTTAATCTCCCCCAAAGTTTCAGCATCAGCACCTGTAACATATCCACCCCCCAGCGTCTCTTGCTTCATCAGAATATTATGAAGGGTGTAATTCATAGACTCCGAAACCAAGAGGTCGTTCATATACCTTAAAAGCCCGACATATCTGTTTTCAGGCTTGCTGTCCGTATCCTCATCACCCAACCCCGATTCTATTAAAGTATAGGGGTTAAAACCATATTTGTGTTCTACCACTCCGCCAGGGATTCTCAACATAGATTCCCCTTCCACAAACTCCGCCCTATACTTATCCGTCCAAAAAGAAAAGGTTTCTATCTCATCATCGAGTTCTCTGCCTTCTTTATCTTCGTAATAAGGCCAGATTCTCTTAACATCATACAATTTCCTCTTATACCACTCTATGTCATAATAATCTCCCCCAGTATAGGGGTCGGGCATTATATGATATGGGTTTATTGCCTTAATAACAATCGGCATAGAAAGATGTTGGCCTGCCCGCCACTCGTCTAATCTCCTAGCATAATCATCCTTGGATTCCCCATCTTTTTGTTCGGGCTTATCAACCCACCTATCGGCATCCCAGATAGTCTTAAAAACCGCCAAACCGTGCTTCCAATAATGTTTTGCCCCAACGTGGGCTGGGGCTATTCTTGATTCAACATTTATGCCGTGAATTATCCCAAGACCTAACTTGCGAAGCATCTCCTGACTTTTTAAGGAGATTTCAGAACTTCCCTTTTTGTTGGTGTAAACCCTTGCATTAAAGATATTGGTATGGTTAATTCCCGTATCAACGACATCCCTTGATGTGGGGAGTATGACTATATCCTTCTGAAACTCCTTCGGAACATGCAATTTATCCTTAAAATCTAAATTATAAAACTTCTCGTCTTTTTCCTTAAAGCATTTCTGTAATTCTGAGTAATGCCCCTTGCAGAACTCAAACTCCTTCAAAATTTCATCTTTGGTGGGTTTATCGTCACGCATTCTGCCCCCTGTCTATAAGTTTCTGTATCACTGAAGGATACTCTTCTTCAAAGGTCAAAGTTTCAATAGGTTTAGAAGTAAACGCTGAAGTTTTGACTTCGGATTTTTTACACCAGCAGATACCGACAGCTATCGGATAGTCATCGTGGCGACTACCCATTGCTTCAATTCTGCCGTTCTTACTTACATTCCTTATTATATCATAAAACTGCCTTAAACCCAACTGATTATATATGGTTATTTGATGGTTGTTTATTGCAGGGATTAACTCTGCGAATAAATTGGTTCTCGTTCCTTTAAGTCCAGCAGGGGTCATATACCCATTTGTATTAAACCCTTTCTTGTTTTTCTTTTCATCCTGATAGCCAAAATGCTTATAGTTTAACCTCTCTGCCGTTGCTATGGTCTGCCCACCCAAATCATTACTTTCAATAAACCAGAGTGGGTTTTTGTATAGTTTAAGCAACCTTATACTATGGTCGGCAAGTTCATCTGGGGAGAGTCTATTGTTAAGAATGTCAGCAACTATTTCGCCTGTTCGTACATTCATCACAACAGTAACGCTGTAATCTTGCCCCGTGCCGTGAGACGTATCTGTAGCCGCAATGTAATACTCCCCTAAGTGGAAACTCTTGTAAATCTTAACGATTAACGGGTCTATATCGACATCCCCAACTTTTATGGAATTTTTGGCATCACCAGCCATTTCGTCAAGAACGAAGAAATCAAAAGCAGAGGCGGTCTGGCTTGGACGCAAAGCCTCGGCAAGGGAACGGGGATAATTCTGCTCCATATATAGTTCAGGAGTCAACCCACCCAATTCTTGAGGCGTAAGATTCTTCTTTACCTCTTCATACCACGCCTCATCTCTGCCAGGCACAACATTATAAGGAAAAAATAATGATGTGAAACCGTTCTTGGCAAAGCCCCATTCTGGGCCAACATCCCTTACCATCTTGCCAGTAGTCGGGTCGAAGACAAAGACTTCACCATTTCGGAAAAGAGACTTGGCAAGGGTATCCTGCTTTAACTTATTAACTGTAAATATACTTATAAATTGCCCACCCCCAGTTTCTATGGTAGGTTTGGCTGATAAGAAGTTCCGTTCTGCATTCTCGTGTTCCTCGTGCTCATCGGTTACAACCCCAGAAGAAGTCAGTCCTATACTTGCCGTTTCAGTAGATGGAAATGCCAAGATTGTGCTCTTCATTATGGGGATACCCATTTCTTCACTACTATTGGGGTGTTGCCTAAATTTCATAAAAGGGGGTAATTGGTCATATATTCTGTAACACTTGGCGAGTAATTCTATTGCTTCCCGTTCCCCCTTAGAAAAAAGCG